CCACCAGTAGAGCTCTTGAAACCCTTGGAGTCTACTGCAGCCTCGTCGATCGACGATTGAATGCAGGTGCATCCCTCTCCACAACCCACTTCTCTAAATTCTCTGAAAGTCTTCATGGCCTTAGCTCCGGATACTTTTTATGAAGCTCTTCTTTAGGAAGCTCATGAATGTCTTTCCACATGTTAGCTTCTTTTTTAGTCTTAGTCGAGCGTATGTGTCTGCCGTTCTCATCGTGAACGTGCCATTCAGTATCGCCTGTAGTATTCCCGCGATAGCTCACGTTCTTAGTGATTACGGCTTTCTTTTCTTCACCCATGAATTCTTTGAAAGTCTTCATTGTGAGTCCTTAAAGTCTTTATTAGTAGGGGCGCCCTTGGAACCCGGCTTTCTCATGTGCTCGCCAGAACCATTCTTGATTCTCTTGCGCTTTGCCCAGATGTTGTCCCATAGACCGCGCTTTTCCTGTACTACTTCTTCTTTCATATTCTCGTGGCATGCACCGCAGTTCATGCCCTTCTTCTCTACCGGAGCACCACACTCCGGACACTTGTACATCTTCTTGTCTTCTTTTAATTTTGCACGAACAGCTTTCTGAGCGCCATCGAGCGTCCTATACTTTACCGGGTCACGATCATTACCGTGCATTATTGTATATGATTTGCTGTCTCCACCGTAATGAATTGAAGAATCGCCAGTGTGATGCCTCCACATTCCTGGTCTAACGAGTTTAAATTCTTCTTCATCCCATTTTGGTGCTTTTGCTTCAGTCCTAACGTTATCTTCTTTCATACCAATGCCAGGAGGTACTTTATCAACGTCAGGAAGCACATAAGGTCCTGGTTTTTTTATACCTGCAGCTTTTCTGACAGCATTTTTTACTGTGTTATAAGCAGCTTTAGATTTGTATGGAACATTATCTATTTCATGGCGTCTATGTACAGCACCAACTAATCGTGGCGAGAGTTCAAATAGTTGTTCAAAATCTTCATTAGTTTTCTTTTTAATTGCATCATATGCAGCAGAATTTTTTTCCATCTCTTGGCGATATTTGTCGCTAGAGTTAGGCTCTACGCCTTTTGCTTTCATAGCTTTTTCAATTTTAGAAGCAGGAGAAACATATCCTTTACCGTATTTTTCATCAATAACTTTCTTTACGATTGATTGCTGACGATATGGTCTATCATCTTTTTTACGATCTTTATCATTACGAACAGTTAAATCGATAGTGTGTCTATCTTGACCTGAGCGAGGTACCGCCTCGCGGTGCTTTCCAAACTTCTCACCGGGAGTATCACGCCTGTATGTCTTGGTAAGTGAAGTAGTACCCCACTCGCGCTTGCTCGTGTCTGCTCTATTGTAAGCTTCTTCTATCGCGTCGAGTAGACTGTGGGTGTTGTCTGTGTCGATCATCATGGCAGCATTGAAGAGGTCGTCTATGTCTTCCTTTACCTTCTTCTTGCTTGCCTTGTTGATGTCGCTCATCATCTCTTCGGCGTGCTTGTGAAGCTCAGTCGGAAGACCCGACTTGAACGCGGAGATGTTTCCATTCTTTGCATGCTCGCGCATCTTGGTGCCAGAAATACCCTTTGTACCTTCAGCGTCTGGGTCGCGATCGATCTTCTTTACTGTAATAGACTTAAAGTTGTAGTGGATCTTACCGCTCTTATCCGGCTTTCCGTTGTACCTATGAAGCAGCTTCTCATATTCATCAGCCCTGTCAGCTCCAGCCACGACAACTAAGTGGTGGGCGTGTCTGTTAAGCCTAGCAGCAGTATCTATGATGCTGGGGGCTTCCCTAGAAGTGGATGAAACGTGAGTACTAGGTAAAGCTACTTTCTTTAGGTACTCAACTTTCTTTGACGTTGGAATCGGATTCTTTTCGTCTTCCTCAGAGTGTGATGTCACGACGTGTGCAGAACCACCGACTCTCTTGGCCTCGGCTTCTACCGCCCTGATGACCTTTACGTGACCCTTGTGGACCGGCTGCGCCCTCATGTTAAGGTTGGTCACGGCAGTGTGCTCTGCGGCTTCCTGTACTGGGTTCATCTCGATCTTGTCGATAGGTGACCCAGTCATGGCAACTCCGCCCTTGACGATCTCATCGTTGACCTTGGTGTTCTTAAGTCTCTTCTTCGAGACTCCGACCTTGTTCTCGTCGGCTGCAGTAGTGTTGCTCGTGGTATTATTGGTCTCTGCCATCTGAATCTCTTCTTTTATTTTTATTTATAAAGGCTTCATTACTGTGTCTGCACCAGATCGAGCGACTACGTGGTACCCAAAGTCGGCTAGGTAGTTGATAGGACCAGCATGCGCGTTCTCGCATATGATGACTGGCTTATGCTTCTTGATACTATTTATTAGACCCATGAGTGCAAAGTGCTCTCCGCCCTCGATGTCTAGATATATCAAGTCCAGCTTCTCGTACTCAAAGGTGTCTCCACGCATCATTATAGAGTCACCGCCGTACGTCCTCTCGAAGGCTACGCTTCCAGTCCCGCGGTTATTGTTTGCTGGGTGATTGAACGTGCACCACTTGTTCTCGTTCCCGAGTGCAGCATTGAACTTGATGATCCTCTTAGACTCACAGTTCTGCGCTAGGCAGAAGAAGTTTACTGGGTCCGGCTCAAACGTCACTACTCTCTCAAAGATGTCAGACAGCAGTCTCGGGTACATACCCGCCCCTCCGCCTGCCTGTATGACGGTATGTCGTGACTTGCAATGGTCGAGTATGATGTCCCTTATAGCTCCCCACTCTTGACTCGGGCCTGCCCACAGACCTGAGTCTTCCCACGGCCATACCCAGTCCCCTACGCCGTCTATAGTACGCGCTTCTATCTTAGTCTCGAAACCTGGCTTCATGCTACTACTCCTCTAGACTTTGGTATCTTAGAGTCTGCAGATGATACGCACGACTTAGATATGCATACCGTAGGCTTATCAAACAGCTTGAAGCCAGTCTCTATGTTTCCGAGCGGCTTGTCCGAGCAGCTGTAGCTTCTCTTGATGTTGCCGTCTGGTTCTCTGATAACGATGCTCTGGTAACCGGAGTTACAGGACCAACCCTTGAACTGGTTGAAGTTGAAAGCATTGAATCTTTCAGCCTGATCCATATACCACTTTTTACCCGTGTTATCTTCAAGCTCGACATTGAACTGCTGAGGAACATTTGCGCCATCCTTTTCTAGGTCTAGTATAGGCTCTAAGTCTATCGGCCTGATTATCTTTGTCTTTGACTCCGTATACGCTCTCTGGGGCATGCCGTTATGGAGCTTAGACATCATCTCTTCTGTATATCCAGAGACTACGTAGGAAGCCTTTGGGTCTGACTGAGGCTTGAGCGTAACATTGATTCCACGGTCGTGAAAGTACAGCGCTTCTTCATAGAGCATGTCAAACCACTCTGGAACCATTACCATGTTGATAGTAACGCTTACGCCGTATGTCTGTAGAAACTCAAGCTTGTCTGCAAATAGAGACATCTTCTCCGGAGTGTTGATGTACTCACGGTGATAGCTAGCCGTGATCATTGCCTTGCTGAACTTTACAGATAAGTCCACATACTTCTGAAACCACTTCATGTTCTGAGACAGATTAGTAGTCATATGTATCGAAGTGTAGTTTGTATTTTGAACGTCGTCTGCTAGGTGCTGAAGTATGTCCAGATAGCCTGGATGAAAAGTAGGCTCTCCACCACTAAGGCTAAAGTGAAAGCTGTTGAATCCATTTTCCCTCGCTTGTCTCTTTATCTCGTCTACAGTTCTAAGGCATAGCTCTGTCGGTCTATGATCTTTCTGTTGACTGTGAGCATACGGCCAGCAGTATGAGCAGTTGTAGTTGCAGAATCTTCCTAGAATCCAGCTTACCGTAAACATGTCGCGATAGAGCATAGACATCTGGCCGATCTTTACTATTCGGTCAAACGGTATCTTAGAGAAGTCGTAGCTGCTTAGTTCAAGTTCATTCATGCCACATGTCACCCTGCATCGGGTCGATGCTTAACTCATTGATGTTTAAGTGTCTAGGTTGTTCTATAACCCACTTAATATATAAAGCGATCTCGTCTATAGGTATACACTTTCTAGTAGGGTGCTTTTCTTGATTGTTTGACAGCGTACCAAAGCTTATGTAAGAAACCTTACAAGGGGGTGCAGAAGACCAAACGGACGATCTAGTTATATCGTTGCTCAGGTCCCTTAGTGCCCTCTTCTCAGAACCGTATAGCCATACTCTACCACCGGCAACCCTGTCTATAGTACTACCAATGTTTATTATGTGGGTCTCAGCGTTCCACTCCATGCACTTAGCGTACATTTCCTGCAGCATCAGCGTCTGGTTAAAGTTATGAAGCGCGGAGTTGTTTATAAACACGTCATGCTGGCACGCTTCCTGCGCTACCCTCTCGCGATCTTTCTTAGTCGTAAGATCGTATCCGCTGCTCTTACTAAAGAAAGTAGCTTCAGGGTATATCTTGTATATAGAAGCTGCGAGACCTTTCTTTGGATTACCAGTCAAACATAGTTTCATATCTTAATCCATTATCTATTAGTAGCTTCTTGTGAAATTCTCTATATGAGTCTATATCAGATAGTCTAAATTCAACGCCAAACATATCTTCTAGTTCGTGCGCATATCTATAGCCGTTCTCAAATAGAAGTCTATCCATGTAGACTATAGTCTCATTATTCATGTACTCAGGAGATCGATTCCTATAGAAACTATATACAGACGTATTATTATAGTGATCGAGTGCTTTCTTCTTTAGTAAGAACTTATATATCTTCTCGTTGTCGCGATTGTCTATGTCAAGCGCTATGTTTATAGACCCGGGAAATATATCATGCAGTGGAAGAAAAAGCTGGTTTCCATACGTATGGTGAGTGTTAAAGACTGCGAGAGTCTCTCTGAGATGATTCATCTGGCCACGAAGATCGTCTACTATGTTTCTCTTGAATTGAGTCTCTTCATTGTCAAATACTATCTCAAAGTACTTTATCTGCCTTCTTGCAAACAGCGTATTTTCATTAAAAAAGTGAGCCCTGTAAAGCTCACTTCTCCAGAGTCCAACTATTATGTCTAGATTCTTTACGCCATGAGAAGAGGTAATACCCGGAGTAGTATACGTGGTAGTCAGACCCTCGGATATGACCATATCATTTCTCATTATAAGATTAGCTAGAAAGTCACCACCATAGGAGTGTGGATAGTTTATAGTAATGAGCTTATCGAACATTACTCCGGCTTCTTGAACCTCGTGTTATTCAAGATAGCGTTTGATACTTTCTTGGGTACTAGCTTCGCGATAGGACGATTGTTCCTCTGTAGAACTATTCCCTCACCCGGCGACTTCTTACCGTCGATGCTGGTGTGCATGTCTGGATGCTCTACACCCCTGAGTACGTGCTCAGTAGCCTGCTCAAGGTGGTGATGGATATCGAGCGACCTCTGGAAGTGATGGGCGTGCTTGTCGACGTGCGCGATGAGGGCAGCGTGCTCGGCTACTTTTCTCTCTTTTGCAGCAGGAGTCTTTACCTTGCTAGCAGCCTTGGCACCCTCGCTCTCTAGGTGCTTCTTGTATCCCTCGACAGACGGCGTCTCACCCTTGCGAGTGGTACGGTTAATGTAGGTAGCGAAGTGAACTTGATGCTCTGGAGTCAGGTGATGGGACGTATGACCGGCCAGCAGAGCCTTGGCCGCGTTTAGGTGGTGTTCAGTAGCAGCCCTGTCTTTCTCAGAGTAGGTGCTCGGATCTGGATGGTACTCGTGCTCAGGAGTAAAGATCTTAGAAGACTTCTTGGTAGCACCCTTTGAGAGCGCCTGAGCCTTTCCACCCTTGTACTCAGTATGGAGTGCAACTCCGAGAGGAGCCTTAGTCCTAGCCTTGTACGTGATCCTGTTAGGGGTCATCGAGGTGTTCTCACCGCTCTTCTTAGTCTCATCTGAAGGTGTATACAGCATGTCGCCCTGTACGTGGTGACCCCTGTTGACTACCTCGTGTCCGTGCGCAAGTACGTGCTTGAGTGCGGCCGCGTAGCCCGGTGCGTGCCCGAAGTGCTTGTCGACTTCTTCTGGAGTACGAGCGACTACACCCCTAGCAAACCTGTGCTTATCAGACACCGCCACGCCGTGCTCGTCGTGGATGATGTGAATGGAAGCTCCGCCGTCGGTCTTCAGCGAGGCCTTGATCGGACTGGACTTACCCATCCTAGAATTATGGAACTGACGGATCAAGTCGTGTCCTAGGTTGGCGTGCTCCGGAGACTCGTGAGCTATAGCTTTAGCGTGAGTAAGGTGACCGAGCTGCTCAGTATCGATCGAAGTTCCTACAGCTTTAGTCTTGGCTTCTGTGATGAATGATGCGAATGTTAACATGTTAATTCTTTGTCTCGTAGTCCATCTTTACATTGCCTGGACGATTTTCGTCGCTTTTTTTCTTGTTTTTCTTGCCTTTTGGAAGTGCAATTCTAGGTATTCCTACCTTGATCGGCTGATTGTTAGTCTCAGTATCGTGGATGTGCGGTGCCTGACCAGCAATAGTAGTTACTAGGTGAGTAGCAGTACCAGTCTCACCGTGGCCAAACTTACCGTGACCAGTGGCAGCCTCGTGCGCTACGTGCTGTAGTAGACCCGGGTGCTTCTCATGTATATCATTCATGTGCTGCTGAGCTTCGTCTCTCAGCCTATGCAATTCATTCCTGTCATTAGTATACTGCATGGCATTTAGATTTGACTGGATCTTTTCTACGTGACCCATCACTTCTCTATGATGCTGAGCAGTAAATCCCCTGTTAGCTTTTGCGTGCTGAGCAA